GGCAGAGAAGCTCCTCCGCGCCTTCGAAGGCGGAGAGTACAAATTTGATGGGAACACGAAGCACGTGTTCGCGAAGCAAGAAGTCCTTCTCAAGGATCACCAGGCCCAGCCCAGGGTTGTTTATCAGGGTACAGACATGTACAATCTCCTGACGGGTTGCGTTGCGGTTGAACTGCAACGTAGAATGAAAGAGGTGTTTAGCAGGCGTAACCCGCTCAACACCGGTAACGTTGTGATATTCGCTTGTGGAGTTTCCGGGGAGGAACTCGGCGATATCATACATTCGACACCTGGTGATGCACTTGAGAGTGACATGGAGAACAACGATGGGAGTCAAGGTGCCGAGCTTCGCCGACCTGAGGCGATGTTCTATGCTAAAATGGGGGCACCCATGTGGTACGTGAGGGAATTTGCAAAGAACACATCTGTGAGAGTGTGGACCCGGTATGGTATCGAGGCCACTGTCAACGGGGGTAGGTGGTCTGGCGAGACGACCACCACCCCTGGCAATTCATATGTGGGAATGGCTGGAGTCTTGGCAGCGGCGTGGAATGCCAGGATTACCAAAAGCGTGCAGGTACATGGAGGGGACGATTTTTTGGGGATATACGACACGGGAGACATTGCTGCCATGAAAGAAAATTTACCCTCGACCATTTCATCATTTGGAATGAAGGCGAAGGTGGCAGTGCCCCTAACTCGTGCACATGGCACTTTTTATAGAAAACGCTATGTATCCGATATCAGGAAAACTCGTCCTGTGCCACAGTTTGGGCGCGTTCTGGCTAAGCTGAACGTGAGAGCCAACCTCAATACGAGTGTTGGTGACCGTGAATACATGGCTGGGAAGTATTACTCAGCCGCGTATGAACATCGGTTCGTGCCCATATTGAGCAAACGGTTGTTGGAGTCGGCTCGCCGGATGAGCGAGAAACCCTATTTCGATGAGAGGTTGACAAAACTGAACGAAATGGGGGGAGTTGAACAGATTGTGCGGAAAGTGGAGGACGCCGATTGTGTCGACGAGAGGTCATTCTCGGACTTCTTGCAGGGAGTGTACGGTATAGGTATCGAAGACCTTGCGTACGAGTATGGACGCATGTCTGAAGGATGCATCGCGTGGCTGGACGGCTACACGTATGTGGATAAAAGAGGCAAACATGTGACAAAAGCGCCACCCCCTGTGACCAAGCTTGGAGGAGACACAATCGAGGCGTTGCTCAGGCACGACCTTTAGAGTGACAACCGTCAATACCCTTTGGTGCGAGTAGCTACTTTCGCGAACACACCAACAAGTAAAA